AACCTTTACTGTCGGTGGAATCGATATTAATTTACCTGACCCTTCTCTTGTTGCTACGGCTGGTGCTGTCGCAGTAGTCACAACTGCTGCAACTATTGCATCCACAACTGTTCTTAATGCATTAAAAAATGCTGCGGAACCACTAATCAAAGAAGCAACGAAGAACAAATTTAAAATCAAAATCAAACAAGTTAAACCAGTTTTACACTATGTCTTAGCAGAAAAAGGACACATAGATGTGTTTGAATATTCTGCAGATGGAACAAGACTCGTTGATCAAGTTGATAACGTAGAGCAATATATTCGTGACCAAGTTGAAATCAATGCACTTTATGAAATTGATAACAAGATTATTATTGATGATGTTATAGCAGATAAGTTTACAAAAGAGGGGCAACAGAGATTTAAATCTCTCTTTGCCCCTGCTAAAAAGATTGCTAAAAAATTATCAGCAAAGTTTTCTATTTAATCCCAATCAAACTTAGAAATAATCCATGCAATAACAATAACAGGAAGTTGAACAAACATATTATAGAGAATATCAAGAAAAATATTATCCCTTTCTTCCTTGCGTTTTTTCTTTGCTGGTATTTGAGTCATTGTATTATGAAGTCAGATTTCTTCTAAAACAATATCATATAATCCTGTCAGATTCGATTGAGTCATCGCAACTTGAGGGTCTGTGAATAAGAATGCTCTAGACTTATCTCTGGTCCACTTAGGACTGTCGTTATAGTTGTCTTGAAAGTAATCCCATTCAGAGTTATAACCCATCTTTTTTGCGATGTACTTTTTCACTTTTTCTTTCCTCCATTCTTTGCTTTCTTAGCAGTTGCGTTTCCAGAGTTCTGCTTTGCGTTTGCAGACTTACCTTTTTTATTTTTAGGTTTGCCCATTATGCACCACCTGTACGTGGTTGTACTTGACCTTCCAGAACTTCTACTCTTTCTTCAAGAGTTGGTTCGACAGATGCAACAACTTCAGGTGCTGGTGGTTCTGGAGGAGTAACTACAAACTCTTCTCTTTTTGGTTCATCTTTTTTTTCATCTTCATCACCGCCTTTCTTCATTGTGTTAATACCAAAGGTTGCAGCAGATGCTGTAAATACGGTGGCAATAAAAGTTGGGTCCATCTTGGCAAGAAGACCAGCATAACTAGCAGTCAAGAGAGCAGCAGACCAACTCAGAATAGCAACACGAATAACAGTACTCATACATTTACCTTTTTTTTCTTCCATCAGTCCTAGTGATGATGTCCACTTTATTTAGTTTTTGAAAGACTCAGAATCATCTTTTTCGTCTTTCTTTTTAATCACTGCTTCAGTTAAGAATGAAGAGAATGCTGCCCATAGAATATTACTGTAAACTTGTTTAGCACTATTATCTAACTCAACGTCACCCTGACTGATAATACCAACTGAGTCAATCGCAGTCAACATAGCAGCAGACCAAGCAAGGGCAGATAATCTAACTATCAAAAATATTTTACGCATTTCTCTTTGCGCTTAAAGCATTGAAATCTTTTTTCTTCGTTCCACCATCATATTCCCATGCATATCCTTCAGCGATCATTTGATTGTTTAAAGAGGTTTCTTCCCCATTAATAAACAAGTGACCAATGATACGACCATACTTTTCTGTACTATCTGGAAGTTCTGTACGGATGATAATATCTTTGGCACCTTCTAAATGATGCTTCAACCATTCTTTTGATTCGAGTCCATATTTCTTTTCATTCGCATCTGAAGTGCGTGACTCAGGAGTATCAACCCCAGCAAGGCGAATTCGCTTAGTGAGAGAAATATCAAAACCCAAATCAATGTCAGCATCGATAGTATCTCCGTCAACTACCTTATGAACAGCACGAATTCGATAAACGTAAGGATCTTTTTCTTGCATTAGAATGGAAGTTTAAAACTCCCAGTATTTAGTTTAGGAATAGGTAGTTTTTCAAACGCTTTATTAACTTGATTCTCAACAACCTTACCAACAAACTCTTCTGGATTGTTGAGTATTGCTTCTGCTTTTTTATAAGTTACATAAGCACCATAACAAAGTGCTCCACTAATCGCCAGACTTGTTGCTGACAGAATGATTGCTAGATTTTTCATTAATGTGCAGTACCATTTCCGTCGTATTTATCTGAATCATAGTAACCTCCCTTTGTTCCAAAGTATAAAGTTGCTAGAACAAAGGGAACTACTACAATCAATAAAAGTTTACCCAATAGCATTAATACTTTCCTTCCACACAATATTCTGATTTTTTGTTTGGGTGATATGGATACTTACCCTCTTGAGGTTTCATCCACCCACAACCAATCAACCAATCCATAGTCATTGGTGTTGGTCTCATCTGTTCCCAGAGTGGTCCTTTGGCACACATCTCCAACTTTTCAGCAGTCACATTTGATTGTTCTTCTGCCCAGTTAGCATCTGCTTCCCATGGAATCGCACGAGATTGCCCCATAGATTCATAAGCAAGTCTAGTAGTTTTCATTACCCAAGCAGGAATCTCATGATCTTGATGAACCTGTGCCATGAAAGATGTTTTTAATCCACCACCCATACAATCTTGAACAACGTGCCATCCTTCATGTCTCATCGTTCCTAGGAACTCTCTTGGATCTTTAACAAGTTCTTCATTCACAAAGAACCTATTATACTCTGGTTTGTATAAACCTACAGTTCTTGGAGTAAAGTAACGTGCTGGTCCAACATAAACTGGTACATTTAGTTTTTCAAGAGCAGTTAAGATTGCTTTGATCTCTTCTCGGAAAGGATCAAAACTAGCATCTTCAAGTAGTTTTGATTGTGGTGTAAGTTGTTCTACTCCTTCTGTGCATTCTAACAGGATCATACATCCCATTGCTGCTAAACTATATGGAGAAACTGTCGGTTGTTTCTTCATCACTGATTCTGCTTTCACTGAAGTCATCGTGAGAAATAATACACTGCTCAACGTTAGAAGTTTCTTCAGCATCTTCTAGTGTCTCCAAGTATGCTTGTCTTAATATGTAGAAAATAATGTACCCTACACCGATTAATCCTAATACAAGAAGTAATATTACACTCCAAACTGGTGATCCTGTCATTTTTCTCTGTGTATATATGCTATTCCAATAATCGGAAACATCACTAGAGCATAACAAAGAAATCCTAGAAATATTTTATTGTTTAGTAGGGTTTCAACAATACTAACCATTTTGTTTTCCTTAGTTAGAATACTCATCAATAATATCTAATATTCTGTTTAATGTTACATTAGCAGAATTTCTTTCAAAATCATTCCATTCTGGATGAAATGATTTTTCTACAATAAGTTGATGCTTTAATCTTAAAACCTTTGCTTGAATGTCAATCTTATGTAAAGAACCCCTGGGCATAAAAAAACTCCACTCAAAGATATTTACTCATGAGTGGAGTTTGATTTTTTTGTTTGTTAGGATAATAAGACTTACTTCACAAAATTATTTCTAAGATATTTAAGTACGGTATCAGGATCACTGACTTCATATGGATCAGTTGGACAGTTTCCAACTTTTCCTGGCTCTTCAAACATTATCTCAATAACACCATCATTAACAACAGCAGAATAGCGCCAAGAGCGCCAACCGAAACCAAGATTAGATTTTTCCACAAGTTGATTAATAGAACTAGTGAACTTGGCATTTCCATCTGGAATAAGTTTTACATTTTCAATGTTAAGTTCTTTAGACCAAGCATTCATGACAAATGCATCATTAACAGAGATACAATAAACTTCATCAATACCTAAATCTTTGAACTCCTGATATTTTTCATCGTAACCAGGAAGTTGATAAGTAGAGCAGGTGGGAGTAAAAGCACCAGGAAGAGAGAATAATACAACTCTTTTACCACCAAAAAGTTCTGCAGAAGAACGAGTTACAAACTCTCCGTTCTCACGAAAAATAAAATCAATAGCAGGAACTCTAATCATTTTTTACCTCACCAAATACCAGGAATAATTTGTCCAGTAAAGGCATAACTGCCCATGGCAGCAACAATACCGATCATTGCTGCCCAACCATTAATACGTTCTGCTTTTTCGTTCATTGTTTTTCTCCTTGATAAGGGTGATGTTGTTTAAGTTCAGGGTTTGGTTGTGAAGGAATAACAGGATTCCTTGATTTGTTTTTGATTACAATAAATGCATCGTTCTGATACGATACAGTTCCAAAAGGTTTTGCCCATTTAGGATTTGCATCTGGGTGAGTAGCAGTTCCTGTGACTGCTACTCCACCAATCTCAACAGATAGTTCATCATCACGATCCCATCCAAGTTTTTCAAGGGCAATTGCAAACTGCCCTAGCATACCAGCACTATTACTCATAACAGTTTCTTCTGGTTCAAGATTTCCAATCACAGGTTCTCTTCCTGTTCAGTAAGGATTACACAATCACTAGTAGGATATGCAGTGCAGGTCAAGATAAATCCATCTGCAACTTGATCATCATCTAAGAAAGTTTGGTCCTCATTATCCACAGTTCCTTCGATTAGTTTACCAGCACAAGAACTACAAGCACCAGCACGACAGGAATAAGGAAGGTCAACACCAGCTTCTTCAGCAGCGTCGAGAATATATTGATCCGAAGCACATTCGATAGTTTGTTCGGATCCATCAGGGGAGCGAAGAGTAACGTTAAATGTCATTTCAATAAGTTTCTGAAAGTTGATCAACAGCATAACCCAAGATCACAAAAAATGCAACCGTGGTGATTGTCCAAAGTGCTTCAGTCATCAGAAGATACCGAAGTAGAGGTTACCAGTGAGAGCATAAGAAATGAACCCAGCAACAACACCGACCATAGCCCAGCGTCCATTAGTCCTCTCCTTTACTTCATTTGGAGTTAGCATTCCATAGTTTTCGTAGTACATAGTGGGTTCTTTTGCCCACATATTTTGCTGTCCACGATCATTAGTAGTTACAGTCATTGTAGTTTTGTAAAGAACTGTTACAACAGTATATAGCAAACTTAAAGAAAAAACAAGGGGGGAAACCCACCCTTGTTAGAGAATGATGACAATAATAAGTATTAATACTTACTAAATCGATCAGAATGTGAACTTGGTCTGGATTACACCACCCCAGTTGTCAGATGCATTTTGGAATGCCTGATTGTTAGTGACATACAGCAGAGCAGGAGTGATGCTGATGTTGTCACTCACGCGATACTTGTAGAAGATCTCAAGCATTTGTGCCTTCTCAGAGAGACCAGAAGCATTACCAGGTTGACCATAAGCAACACCAGCACTGTTACCCTTAGCAAACACATCGCTCCACTGAAGACCAGCAAACCAAGTTTGGTTATTGGTAGCAGCATTAGGAGTTGTAGGACCACTCACAGTGTTCCAACCATAAGCACCACTCACGGAAGGAATGATACCAGAGGTCTTGGGTTGCCAATAAGCATTCAGAGCATAACCATTGGAGGTCTGGTTAGAAGCAAGAGTGCCACCATTGCCAGCAACACCATTAAAGGTGCGGACACGAGTGCCAGCAGTACCATAACGATAACCGAAGGCAGCACCCCACTGAGGAGCACGATAACCAAGTTGTGCAAGAACGTTCAGAGCACCTGCTTCATTGAAGACACCAGTAGAAGAATCAGCACCGTTCTGAGCAACATAGTTCAGACCAGCAACAATACCATTCTTACCAGCGTACTGAGCACCGAAACCAGCACCAGTTGCCTTGTTATAGACACCAGGAGCACCGCCAACAGTAAAGAAGTCAAGAACTTCAGAACGATAGGCAGAAGGAATCCAAGCCATCTCAGTGTTACGAACCAGAGGTCCAGCAGTCAGAGTTACACCCTTAACAAGTCCAGGGGTCTGGTAATATAGTCGGTCAAGAGTAACGGCATTTGCGGTACTCTCTGCTTTGTCAAGTTTGAACAGTGAAGATGAAGAACCAAAAGGTTGACTGGAGAAGTTACCCGAACGCAGACGAGTGCGGAGCAGATCTTTACCAGTGAATGATGTATCAAAGTTCAGGCGAAGATCATAGTTGAATGCAGTATTACCAACGTTAGTTCCATTAGTAAGTTTTGCACCAGGAACACCACCAAGAACAAAGTTTGCTTCGCCCTTAAGTTTAGTGGTGGTAGAGAACTGAGTTGCTTCCAGAGCACCAACTTTGGTTTCCAGATTAGCAACTTTACCCTGAATAATGGTTAGTTCATCACGGAACTCATTAGCAAGACGTTGAAGTTCATCAGTGTTTTCAGTTACACGA